CTTGAACGTCACTACCAATCGCAACACCTAATGCTGTTCTAGCATCCGATGCATTAGATGATCCTGTTCCGCCGTCAGCTACAGATAGGTCTGTAATTCCTGCTATAGAGCCTCCAGATATAGAAACACTATTTGCAGCCTGTGTTGATATGGTCCCTAATCCCAAATTTGTTCTAGACGTTGCTGCGGACGCTACATCAGATAAGTTACTGCTGGCAGCTAAAAGTCCAGCTGCACTAACTGCTGCAACCTGCCAGGCTGATCCGTTATAAACTTTTAATTCGTTACTGGTAGTATTGAAATATAGGTCACCAGCAGTCAAAGCATCACCATCATTATCAGCTGATGGATCAGATGACTTAGCGCCTAGATATGTATCGTCAAATGTATCTGCACTTGCAGCTGCAGCCGCAGCACTTGCGGCAGAGGCTGTGGCAGAAGATGCGGCCTCTGACGCTTTTGTTGTTGCCGTTGTAGCAGAGCCAGCACTAGAGGTTGCGCTGCTTGCGCTGGCAGTTGCACTTGATGCAGCGGCAGTTGCAGATGCAGCCGCAGCCGTAGCAGATGTCCCCGCAGCCGCAGCATCAACAATCAAATCCCACTTTGCACTGTCAGTGTTTGATGTTAGCGGCTGTGAGCCAGATGATGTATGCGCTGTGTTTGCTCGAAAAATATTGCTTGTGCTTGTGTCTTTTACTAGGTCGCGTATTGCATAAGTCGTACTAGCCGCCCAATTGCCTTTATAATCACCAATCTCTTCTCCAACCGATGGAGCTCCATTACTGTCAAACCCCAGAGTCTTGTTTGCCCTATCAGCTACAGCAGGCAAAGTCATATCTAAAGTAGTAGGGTCGGAGATGCTGCCGATAATGGCGCGGTCTACTCGCTCAGATATTTGCTGGTCAAAGATTGTAAGGCTGTCCAACTGTTCATTTAGTGATGACGCAGTTAAATCGCCAGCTGTAACAAAATCAGTTGTGCGCTCAATGTCTCTAGAGCCAATGATTGTGATGCTATCGTTGGCGTCTGGAGTAGATGATACGTTCCCAGAATTGCTAACCAGTGTAACCGAACCAGTACCGTTAGCGTTGATCGTGACGGTATAATCAGTTGTCAGTGTTAGGACAGTAGAATTTAAGTAAACCTGTATATCCGTTTGCGTTAAAATCTCAAACGTAAATGCATAAGGCCCAAGCCCAGCGCTACCAGTCGCAACTACTCGCCTCTTAATCGCATTAATGCTGTAATCTGCCATTTTATTTCATAAGCTCCATTTTAATGTTTTATCACGAAATCACTTAAAATTCCACGATTAGGTTATTCACCCGTTACGGCCTGTATGTTAGGTGATCGCTCAGGTGTAAGCTCTCCCGGACGCCAAAAGTATTCCTGCCCGTACTCCCTTTGCCTTTTTCTTTCAATACGTCTAAATCTTTTGTTTGCGTCTGGGTCTGCCATAAGTTGCAATTGGTCAAGGACTAATCTATCTATAGCCAGCCTCAGATACCAAGTAGATGCACCTGGGGCATTTCTCCCTAAAAACTCTACAGTCTCTCTTCCAACTTTCGTGTCCTCACCCTGAGCTAACTGTTGTATGTTTCCGACAGTCAAATCTCTTAAATCATTTAAAAAGCCAGCTCTCGGGCCAGATAGAGTTTCAGTTAGACCGCCACCAAACCTATTAGTATTGGCAAACAAAAAGTCACCCAGTATTCCAAGGCCGCCTCCAGTAAGTAATGATTGCCCCCAAAACCTGCTATCGGTCATATCTCTTGGATCTCGGCCCTTACTCATCTCTCTAACCTGAATAGACAATGCGGCCAATGCTGTAGACGTTATCAATAAATCGGCAGCAATACTTGCCTTCCTCGCTTTGCCCTTTTGAAATACAGCAGCCATTATGTTGTTTTGAAAAAATGTAATTGGAAAACTTTTAAACATAGCAAAAGATCTTGCAATCTCGCCGATAATCGTTCCACCCTTGCTTTTTCCTACTAATGTTGTTCTGCCTCTAACTGAGGAAACAGGCACTGCTAAATTAGTCATGCCTTGAATCATCTCTAAAACTTTATAAGAAAGCTCTTCGTTAACTTCCATAATTTCATCTGGTCGCAAAAACTTAGAGCCTTTATGATCATACTGTTTTACTTTTTTAAGTTGAGACCATTCAGCCTCAGTAATGCCAAATTTGTTTAAAGTATCTTTAAATGCTTGATTTAACTTTGCGTATGGAACTTTGGCGTTATCAGCTATAAATCCCATAAACTCCATACCAAAAGCCCATCGACCCGCCTGTGTAAATGGAGATAGTAAAGAAATGTTCATTGCTGCATTAGATATAGCCTCAGATACTTTTCCACCTAAGATCTCCCCTGCATATCTAGCTTGACCATAAGCAGCTGCAGACCAATTTTCAGCTATAAGCCCTATTCTAATAGCTTGCTTTTTAGTCATTTTCCCCGAGGTCATCATACCTAAAGATTTTTTTAACGATGATGTTAATACTGACATCCCGGCCATACGCCTTGCAATTCTAGTAAAATTAGGATCAGTCGCTATTGCTAATATAGATGTTGACCCCAAATAGGCAGCAGTCAAAAAATTGCCTAGCCCAGCGAATCCTCTAGCTACAGGCTCATTTGCCGGGATATGAGATTTGCCTGTTAGATACTCAAACATTTCATCAAACTGCTCAAACTTTGCAGGCAATTTAGATGAGGCCTTACTGTTATTATTTTTAGCGTCTGCCTCTTTAGCTATTTTTGTAACCTGAGTTTTCATAAACTTAATTGTAGAATTAGGATTTGGTCCTAATATCTGCAGCATAGCTACGTCCTTAGACATTCCCTCGATGTGATTCATCATGACTGAAAAAACATCGCCACCACCAAACTCTTCGTTATATCTCATAAATGAGTCTGCATCTTTAAAAACCAAGAATCTATGGTCTTGACGCCTTTTGGCCAATGATTTACCTTGGCCTGCCACCGATGTTTCTTTTACTTTAGAGAAACCATCCGTAGCAATAGTCTCCCAAATTTCAGACATAACCTCGTCAAACTCTGCATCAGACATTGGTTTGCCAGTTCTAAAGCTAATCATTTTTTCTCTATCTAATAGCGGAATAATAAAATCTTTCCAAACCTTAGATCCAGCTTGCCTTACAGAACTATTGTCATGAACTTGAGGCATACCCCAATCTGATCTTTTGGGGATATCACCACCAGCTTGATTAAATTTAATCCTTAAGAACTCAGCAGCTTTTTGCCAGGCTTGAGCCAACTCTTTTGCCGCAGCATCTCCTGTATTTTCTCCAAATATTTCCCTAACCATGGTTCTTGCCGTAGCCCTGGCCTCTCCAGTAGTACGTCCTAATACTTTGGTTTTTCTTAATCTCTCAATAACATCACTCATTATTGAGTGTGCCATGCCCCTAATAACAGCTGCTCTACCTGCGACATTAGAAAATGGAGTTCCACCTCTACCATCTCTTTCTAAATGAGCCACCAACCCTTCGCCTATATTGCGACCTTTGTAGTTTTTAATGTTGTTTAAAACTCTTCTTTGAGCAGCACGTTGCAAAATCATGCGCCTCTTATTTTGTTTTGCCTCACGTTCTAATACATCAAAAGTATCTCTACCCGCTTGAGCATTAGCCTCATCAGGCCCCATATTCATATCCTTAGAGTTTTTACTTTCAAACTCTTCAAATAATTTACGGGCCTTTTTAGCCTGCTCTTTAGTCAGTCCACCGTTATCTGGACCTTCCTTCTCAGCGTTATCAATACAATCCAGTAAGCTCATACCACACAGCCTCTTAATCTATCTATCATTTGTTGTTCTTGAGCCAATTCTTTTTTTAACTCAGCTCCAGTTAGCGTTCTAGATACCACTTGATCATCAATTATTAAATCAACATCAATAATTTCATCGTCTGCCAAATTATCAAAATCGGTATCTTTCGCAACTTGATCTACAAAATCATCTACATCAGACTCAACAACCTCGGTTTCTTTAGGGGCTGGCCGTCTGCTAGTCGTTGAAACATCATCATCTGGAAGGTTGCCTTTCTCCAAATTTATTTGAGCTTTAGATGCTCTCCCTATACGTTCCTCTAGCCTTTCAATATTGCTAGGTATTTTTTCTTCTCCAACCGCCCTTTGGGAGTCCGAAAATACTTCTCCACTTTTTCGTTGGTCTCCTCGTAATCGTAAGTCAACATCTTCGAGGATTCCCCTGGTGTCCTCGATAACTGGCTTTGGGTCTTTGATTGATCCGTTGTTGTCGATTTGCGTGTAGCCATCAGCTATTCCTTTTTCTTTTAACTCGTTAAAAACTAATCTTGGTTTCTCACCAACACTTTGTAAATACTCAATTGGGACATATCTTTTGGTTTGAATAAACCTGCTCACAGCTCTATTCCTAGCATTTATGTAACTGACATTCATGCCAACCAAATCTATTTCGTATCCATTTTCCCTAAAATCGTTGACCACGTTCTCAACTCTAGATGCTTTGTGACCAACAATAGGAATAACAATATTCATTCCTTGCTCCATAGCTTTCGCTTGAGCAAGATCAGACATAAATTTGCTTTCTTCGTGAACGGCGTTTGCGCCAGATCCATCGCCATATTCAGGCATCATTTTTTTAGCCTCGTCTGAATCAATGATTGCAGCGCCGTACTTTCTAGCAATTGGGTTTGCTATTGACGATTTACCAGAGGCTGGTGGACCTAATATAATTATAGCCCTTTTATCAAATTTATTTGGATTAAGCGGCACATCTTTCTTATCAGAAACCCAAGCTAATGTTTTAGCTCTATCGTACAACATCTGAATAGCTGTAGAAGTTCCAGTAAAACTTTCAGATGTATTAGGATCAATAAATGTTCTTTCTGCGCGATACTTATCTGTACCATATCCAGGGGTATCAATTGTCAATGGGACAGCGTTCATTTTCTCTTGCGCTGACTGCACTTGCGAACTGTTTAAAAGATCGTCATCGCTAAGCACTTGCCATTCCGTAGAATCTAAATCAATTATTCTAGGACCCGTCTCATCTCTAGCAGCCTCAAAAGGGATAACAGGACCACCCGGCCCATCTGGAGATTCTAGATCGTCTAAATTGTCTAAAGCATTTATTTGAACATCGGCCTCTTTAGGATCAATACCTCTACCCTTAAAAGCCTCAAAACCTTTTCTTATTTGATCTCGGGTTAATCTAATGCCAGAGGTAACGCCTCTAACACCAACAGGGAATGCGGCTCCTAAAATACCACCAGCTGCTACAGCTTTAAAAAAATCCTCATAAGTGTATTGCAAACCCAAAGAGTTATACCAATCTTTAATATCTGTTTGCAATATAGCCTCAGCACCAGCGCCTAAAATACCTTCCTTTAAAACCAATTGACCAAGTTTTTGTTTTCCTGTCCCATAAAATATTTCTGCATAAGCCAAAGGGTTTATTATCTCAAACAACCCTTTATCAGTAGCAACACCTGCCAATGATCCAGAAAATGATCCGATAGTCCCTGATGTTGATGACCTTTGCGAAGTTTCTTCATTGAGCTTCATAAGCTCTAATGCTTTGTTTTTTATATTCTCGGTTAACTTTTCTTCATTATAGTCAGCATATTCAGGGTATAAATCAGGGTATGTTCTTAAATGATTAAAAACCTGTTCTAATTTAGAAATTCTTACTTTTTCATAGGCTTCATCAAAGATAGAAAAATAATGACCAGGGTTAGAAAATCCATTCCCATCTGGAGATTCGACTTTTCCGGCAACCCAATTATCGTTCATTTGATCAATTAACGGGGCTAACTCCTCAGTCATCAATTCGGTCATGCTGTCAGTGTTAGACCCCATCATTTGGGTTTCTAAAGATCGCACAAAAGCATCAATAAAACCTACTTCTTCCCCACCATAAGGTAACGGAGTTGACCCTATTCCTGTGTTGTAATAATCATCAAAGAAAACAGTCATTTGTTTACGTTCCTAAATCACTCATCATTGGGTCAAAAGAATCAGGGTCTAATGTTTTTAGATCAATTAAATACGGCTGACCATCTTGGCTGTATATTTCCAACCCTGACTTTAGCCGCAATCTATATATCCCATCGCCAACAGTAATTAGTTGAGCAGATTTTAAAACATCTATTGATACATCAAGCCCGTTTTCAGCGCCAACAGGATTCCCATAATATTTATCATATCTACCGTCTTGATTAGGCTGATAAACTGCATACTGCACAAAATCATCCATAGTTTTGATATTGTCAAAAATAGCCTCTAAGCCGCCATCGTTGCGAATATTATTTGGAATGATTACTCGCCTATCATTGTATTCAACAATTCCGCCATTATCTCCAACTCTTCCAGCGGCGGATTGAATCGCATCTTCATACACATCTCTATCAAATCTTTTAGGGTCTCTACTTGTTCCAAGATATATAAAACCAGCAACTTTTTTAATATTATTAACAGCACTAACCATTGACGGCTCTAAATTGAGCTCCGATAACAGTGCAACTCTTTTCTCAACTTGCTGCTGATATTCATCGTATGCCTGGTCCTCCATACCTTGTGCAATTTTTCTTCCAACTAAAGCTCTTTGAATTACATCTGGCGATGTCCCTAAATCTATTAACCCTCCAATATGCATTAATTCGCCAGCTGTTTTATTAGACGCAATCTGTTTAAACACTTCTCTAGCATCAGTGCCAAAAGTTTTAGATATTCTTTGTAAGAATGCGCCTTGAACTTCAATTGGAGTGTCTGGGTCATTCAAAATTTGAGCCATAGAGTCAGCTTCATTTTGAGTAAAATACTTTATTGGAGATCCATAATGCTCAGCTGTTGCTAATGCGGCATCCTTCCTGCGAGTTATAGATGCGCCCAAAGATTCGTCCGTTTGATCTTCAGCTGGATAAAATAATTGGTCTACTAAGTTTGCTTCAATCTCAACCCGTCCAGAATCATGTGACCACAAAAGTGGATCTTTTTTTATTCCATTTTTAATTGCTTTTTGTCTTGCCTCCACTACATTTTGCAATTTAAGTAAACGTGCGGCTTCAAATGGATTGACTGTAAATGGAGAATCCTTGAATTCGTTCATAGCAGTTTGAATCGGAATTAACTTAGCCTCTATTTCAGATATATTATCGTCTTGAATATCTACAGCAAGATTAGCAAAAAACTTTAACTCTGCAAGATTTTGTTTTACGTCATTTAACATTCCTGCGGGAAAATCAGACTCTCGTTCTAAACCATCTATTGCTAAATCAAGACTCTCGAAATAACTTGTATCTATCACTTCTCCGCCATCTACTATTTCTTGAATAGTAGACATTTGTTCTTCTATATCATCTATCGATGTCTGAAATCCATCTTTTATAGCTTTAAGTTCCGCTGACCTTTGTTTAAATTCTTTTTCTGCCTGCGTTAATCTAAATTTAACTACAGGAGTTGCCTGCTCATTAAAGAGTTTTTGCAAAACTTGTACTTCATTATTGAGCTCTTCTATGTTGTATTTTTTTATTTGCTTAAGATAATTTGTATTTTCCTCAAGATTTAAAAAATCTTTTCTAAGCGCATTGGTTAATTCGAGGTCAAGCCCTTCCTCTTCTAAGTCGTTAATTCGCTGCTCTATTGCAGTAAATTTTTCATCCGATACTACGCCACCGCTTTTAACGATAGATCCAATTTCCTCTCTCATAGAGACGCCTATTGCATTTGCTTTGGCAGTCATAGTTTTGCTATCAAAATTATATTCTTGCACTAAACTATTTAGAACTGCCTCAGCCTCTGAGGTTAAAAGTCCTCTAGACAATCCCTTGCCTTTACTTCCATCAGTCTTAGAAATGTTATCTTCTAATGATTCTAAAAATTCTTTTTTCTCGGCCAGAGTCCCTCTAGATCTATAATCACCTCTAAGGCGCTCAGCATTAGCAGTCACCGTGATTGCGTTAACTTTTCTAGCAACTTCCTCTGCACTAAAATTTCCAGCCTCTAGATATGCTGCGTATCTATCAATTTCAGCACCCATAAAAGAGTCCCAATCGACATAAGAGCCTTTGGATAAATCTTCTATGTTTCTTCTAAAGTCACGATCACCCTGAATGACCTCAGCTTTTCTTTTTGCATTTTCTTTTTTCTGATACTTTTCAGAGTAATCCAAGAAAAACCCATTCTTGGCGTTTTCCATATTTAACTTAAAGGACTCTGCTGCAACCGGGTCAAACAATCCTAATGACTCAGAAAATCCTTCAACAACAGCGCTTAAGTTCATATTAAGATCCGATGGATCAATGTCATCATTTTGAGCATTGAACAAAACAGTTCCCATAGTTTGCCTAGCCAGAACCTCCATCTTAAGGCTCATGGTTTCTCTGGCAGCATTGTATGCGGCCCGTTCCTCAATATTAAAGCTAGATTTATCTCTCCCCTGAAAAGACTCTAAAGTTGCCTGAGCATCAAGCATTCCTCTTTCAGCACCTTGAACTTGCTTATCTTGAGATGCGGACTCAAAAGCAAAACTAGAAATTTTTTGCAGTGCAGCCGCAGTGCCTGTCTGAGCTCTAATTAATTCTTTATTGCCAGCAAAATCTATAGATGGGATGCCGCCAGTTTTTGTAGGCCTAACAGGTTGATATAATAACTTTTCAAATATCTCACTCATCTTTATCCGATCCTATCCAACGTTTTTTCTTCAATTTGAGCTGGTCCACCAGTTCTTCGCCCAAATGGTGATGAATTGAAAGTTCCTAATTCAGTACCCATCTGATAGGCTTGTCCGAATTGAGCTAGTGCGTTCATATACCCCTGGCGCTTTGCTGTCTTTCCAGCAAACACATATTGAGCCGCTTGTATGTTGCCAGATGCCTCTAATATTGTGGCCTGCTGTTTGCTTATTTGTTGATTTTCTGTAGTCATGTAAAAATCTGTTACACCCTTTTCTAGATTGGCAGTAACCAAATTATCAACAGATCCAGAAAACGGATCTACTGAACCCGCCGCAGCCCTAGCGTTAACTGTAGCCAAATTCCTAGCTAGGTTTTTTAAAACCTCAACGCCGTCTTGTTTATATTTAAGCGTGTCAGCTCTTTGAGATAAAACTGCACTTCTAGCTTGTGCCGAGGCTTGCTGCGCCTGCTGGTTATACATAGCTTGCTGCGCTTGCCCCTGCCTAATACTAGATATGCCACCAACAACTGCTGCTGCTACCGCTACATATTGCATATTATTGCCCCACTGACACTTTGTAATCCAAAGCAAGAACCGTCATATCGAGCGGTACACTTTGGGTAATTGTAATTTGACCCTCTTTATTAAAACCAAGCAGAGGCCCTACGGTTTTTATTCCAGTAAACTTTTGTACAGATGAATCTAAATTGTTTTGTCCAAACTGTCTAAACTGCACTTGTTGTCCATTAACAGTCATAGCCTGAGTTTCAAATACCTCTGCATTTACTTCAATAATTCTTTTCTTAAATCCGCGAAGTGAGCCAGATTGAATCTGCGGCTCAACAGGCATTGTTTTAATTTCTACAGAATAATTGAGACCGACTTCGTAACCTGTTGCGCTTGATCGGTCAAAAGTAACTGTATTGCTCGTCACAGTTTTGTCAGATTGAACAATCCCATCCAAAATGACTTTTGTTTCTTTGTCATCAAGATGGGCAACCGATATCGAGCTTGCTGCGCCACTAGCTTGAACCGCACTGTCTAAATGCAATGCGCTGTCAAAATATTCAACAAAATACTGATCTGGAGTCAAAAAGTTTGTTACAGCAAGTCTAGTTGAATCTGTTGTCGTAACAGTTAAATTATTAATTCCAGCATCATCTCTAGCAACAGTTACTACATTGGCCGCTGGATTAGAAACGGTTAAGCCACTAACCGCATTTAAGGCGGTATATATATTATCTGCAGTTGTATTATTGTCTGCATGAGCGCGAACAAAATGAGTATTGCCAGATGCCGCGCTTGGAGCGCCGGACCCAGCTGTCTCGAACTGCAAAGTAATTACAGTGCCATCATTTTTGGTAAAAGTTAATTTAGTCCCTACCGCAATGTTTGCATAATCAGTTACAGTAACCGTTGCGCCAGTTAAAGGTCCCACAGCTCTTTTAACAACAGAATAAATTCTATCAACGTCAACGCCAACTGCGACAAATGTACCATCAGTTGTAAACTTAGCTGGCGCAGTAACTTCTTGGGATCTAAGCAAAGAGAATACGATCATTGATCCGTCATCATCGTTTACGATCATTAGACGATCACTCTCATCTGTTGATGTTGCGCGTCTAATCGCCATATCTGTTGGAGATTTAAACAAATGCCCAGACAACATCGAGACATTGCTTGTGTTGTATGCAAGCTCAGTATCCGTAAAGGCTAACTCGTTTAAAGACTTTCCCTCTCTTTGTATAAACAATGTTCCACTATCGACACCAACAACAGGAACATCTGATTTAGACCCGTTTCTAGTAGCAATTTTTACAATAAAATTGCTTGGAGTCACTGGCTCTAAATTCGCCTGGGGAACATAGAACTCACCACCAGTAGTAAATATTTGCAGATCTCTCCCTGAAAATATATCTGTGATAGCGTTTAGAGTGGATGTAGAAATGGTTGCTTCTAAAGAGGCATCGTCTAATCCCTCACCTTTATCAAAATTAAAAAAGTCATTTACCCTAGATGCCCAAACAGTAGATGGCAATGATTTTGACCCAGCAAGCCATAAACGCCCCTCATGAAATGTTACCGCCTTTGGCCATCCCCTAGTTGATGACCATACTTCTTCGTATCCTCTTTCAATATCAAAACTAGCTTTAGGAATATCACTGGTATCAAACAATGGCACTTCTGAAACACATTCCAGCGTGTGATTGTCTACCTTTCTAACAATCCTTAATCTTCCAAATGGAGTAACATTAATAAACTGATCTTCATAATATGCAGCGGCCTCGGTAAAGACATTACTCTCAGATGACCCCCCGCTTTTCATTGCCTCAACTTTAATATTCCCACTAGTTGCGTTAGGCTTTAAGTGATCAAAGGAATCAGTAGTTAAGCTAGTCCCCGCGACTGTGCTAACAGTAAATGCAAAGTAAGGAATAAAATCAAAAGAAATTGTAGATTTAGTCCATTCATCGTGATCAGCCCCTCTAACTAATTTAATCGGAGGTAGATCTTCATGAACAAAAATAATTGTATCAGCAGACTGTGCAAACCTTATCTCGGGCAACATTGCTGCTGTTATTTCTGAAATTGCTAAATAGTTATTACCAGTTGAGTTTATATTTGTTACCAAAGCCCCACTTCTAAAAACATATAACTTCCCTGGGGTGATAGCAAACATATAACTATCATCAGTATTAAACTCAAAAGGAACCAGCCTAACTGCGCTTGCAGCTCCAGAGTCTAAAGTCATTACATACCTTAAACCCTCTCTGCGTTTAGCGCCGCCCTGGGGCTGAATAACTACATTGGTAGCAGTCTGTAGAGCTGAGTAATATTGTTTTAAATCAATTCTAGCTCTAAGTAGAGGATCAATTTCGCCAACAGCAAAATTAGTCTGCATTTGAACAATTCTGCTCATCCTCTAACCGATATTAAACTAAAGTCCTCAATCGCCTCTATCTGTTTGCTTTGACCGTCAATTGAAGCAGCTGCTCGAAAAAAACCGCCCCTCATGTTTTCTGAAGGAGATCCAATTGCGATTCCTCTAAAGTAGTCTGATTTAGTTATTTGATCGGTAACAGTCTCGGCGATGTTCCAAGCCATCATATATTTCAACAGCTGCACGAAATAAGTCGGCATCTCACCTTCTGGGGTGGGATACTGATAATCAATAAAAATTTGTTCTTGGGAGCTAAGTAATTTATCGCCTAGTATTTCCCACCCATATTGAACAGGTCTAGCTCCAGATGAGCCGCTAATAAAAACAGCCCTTACATTGTTAATTCGATCACCAGGTAACTGGTATTCATATTTGAATTCGTTTACAGGGGTATTATTAGTCCTATTAAGTTTCGTCTTTTTAAAAGAAAAACTCCATGGGTACATCCCCAATGTGCTATCCCTGATGTCATCGTATAAACGATCAGTGATCTGAGCGCTATCTGTTCCCTCAGAAAAAGATGAGAGAGGTGAAGCTCCCAGCATTATCAAAGCGTCTGAACAAATAGACAATTTGGTATCACCAGATGCCATACCTCTCCTCTCAATCGGGGCAACCTTTTACAGCTGCCCCTATCAGTCAAAAGTTAGTCTGAGTCAGCTACAGATATTGCTGTACCGTCTGACACATCAACAACGCTTGAGGCATTGCTTAAAACAATGACCAAACTTGCTGTTGGTGTGTTGCTGTCATAGACATAGATTAGATCACCCACCTTCAACAGATCAGCTGCACTGTTGAAATACCCTGAGGTATTAACAGCAGCAATTGCATCTGTTGTAGTGTATGACCACATTTGTGGTGAACTGCCAGCCTTACTTTGACCGCCAATAGGCTGGAGACCAGTTTCAGAATATGCCATAAATTAATCTCCCTTTAGCTTTCACGACAAGTGATTTTAGTAATGCCGTCTGCGTCAATCGCAACGGCCCCAGATGAGAACATAGATGCCACCAAGAAAGAAGTTTTCTCGGGTATGTAATCAACCCTGCTTTGCTGGTTCATGCCGATACCAAGACCAACTGAGTCTTTGTGGAATGCGTAAACAATTCGGTCACTAGAACCATCAATTGCCAAGCCGCCTTCATCACGATCACCGATGCTAATGAATTTGAACCCAAGGAAAGAATTTACCTCACCCTGAACCAAAGCCTTAACAGTGTTAAAGTCGGCGCTCGTAACTGATGTTTCAGCTAACAATGAATCCATGTTGTTCGCGTGAGCGATAATACATCGACCCTCTGCTGGAACATTTTTAGCGTCCATTTGCTTTTTGGCATCTCTGAGTTTTGCAACATTAAGGTTTGTTGTTGATCCACCAACACTGTTAGCAACAGTATTCGTGCCAGATGCCGCAACCAATGAGTCAATGACAACTTGGTCCATTCGGCGTCCAATTGCTCCAGAAACAACCTGAACCAACTCAGAACGATCTTGAAAATTAACTTTAGCCTGATTAAAGATATCGCTATATTCTGCTGCGATATAATCTTCCATAGTTGCAGTTACTTGGCTATACGTTACGCTCATAGGCGTTACGTCAGTTTGCGGAACTCGAATACTTGCAGTCCCCTTGCCAATTTTCGGAAATTTTACAGTTGAACCCTCGACAGTACGTTCGCGTGTCAATCCAGCCAGTGCTCGTTGACCCTGGTAGGCTTGTTTAACCTCGCTGTCGAAAAGGGTTACAAATGCATTGCTGATAGATACAGCCATTTGTTTACTCCTTTAAAAATTAAAATAAGGTTTAACATCGCTACGGTTATCCATCTTGGGCCGCGTGTTGCGAGAACTGGCCGAATAAACGGTTATCAGTCACCATCGAATATACTGTCGATAGCATCGATGTGCAACCTTTAACCGTCTATCATGTTACGCCTATGAGGTTTCAAATGCTGCGTAAAAAGCATCCTCTACTTTTTTGGTGTATGCCATATCTTTGCCATACCTCTCATCAGCAACCATAGAATCGAGCTCGGCTCGATCAATTTTATTGCCCTCTTGAATCTCAATTGCGGGGATTGGTGACTCATTATATGACTGCCTAATTTTATTAAGAGCTGTAATAAAACTAGCATTGTTGGATGCATTAGCAATTGCTTCAGTCTCAGCATCATTAATAACGCCAGCGCTGCTTAACTTTGTTAGCCAAGTGCTGGTCTCAGTAATAATTCGATCAGCATTGCGCCCTAGCTTTTGCTTTTCCTCTTGAATACTGGTCTCAGCTAAATCTTGAGCAGCTCCTGATCCATCAAAATATAAAGAAGCAAAATCATTAAATGCTTCCTGACTAATGCCATGCTTTTTAGCAAGATCCTTGTAACCAGTAAGCATCTCATCATCTTCAGGAACATTAGCCTCAGAAAATAACTCCGTAGCATATTCTCCATCTTTAGGCGCTTTATGCAGTCCCTGAGACATTTTTGTCCTGAGCTCTTTGTAGTCTTTAGTTACCTTGCTAAGCTCATTGAATGCGCCCTCAACGTCAGGCCCATCATCTTTAGACCATAAATTCTCGGGAATCCAGTTTGGCCTTTCTCCCCAATCAATAGGATCTTCGTCTGTTTCCTCTGAGCTTATATGAGGCATAGGCTCAGATTCTGTTGTTTCTTCCTGCGGCTCCTCTTGGTTTAGTGTAAGTAATGTTTCTTGTTCCTGGTTATCGTTTTGCGGCTCTTCTTCTGAGTTATCGCTTGCGGCCAGTGTTTCGTCTGTCATAAGTTACGTCCTCTTTTTAAGCGCTTTTCAATCTCCCTGACAATGGAATTTTGACCCTCTCGATGAAAACCATGAGATGGATCATCACCAGGGAACCAGGTCGGCTGCTCAATAGTAATACCGCGAAGGTATTCCAAAACAGCTTGCCCCTCTTTTGTGGAAAAGCAACGCACAAAAACTTTATCAGTCTCGTCTAAATCATTCATTTACAGGCGCTCCAGGCTGCTGCCCTTGTTGCATCTGAGCCATTGAGTTTTGCATTTCTTCAATAACCGCAGCTCTTTGCTCTGCATTATTAACAATACGTTGAGGGATTCCCATTTTCTCAATTATGTAATCAATCATTTCATCTTGATTAATGGCAACTTGCCCCATAGGGCCAGCAGATTGTGCAAGCTGGGCAAATTGCAATACATTCTGCAAGTCATCCATGCTTTGCGATTGAGCTAAAGGAGAAACAGGAACTATCCTAACAGCCTTGCCATCCGCTTTAATTGGCATGGATATTAAGTTTTTCTCATCCATTACATACAAAATTCTATTAACCAAAGGCATCATGCACTCAGTAATCAAACGCCCATAAGCTGCGCCCATATTCTGAGACAGCTCTTTCATGCGCTCTACAATCTCAGTTGCAGATCTAGCCGATTGAGTATCTAATGGTAGTGTGTCATCCAGCAACATCTTTTTAATGCCCATTACTAGGTCATTAATAATTAACTGGCTGACATTAAAATCTGCTGCAGACTTCAGCGGCTTTAAACTTTCACCCTGGGGGCCTCCGTTCCTGGCAACTGGGATAATTGCGCCTGGAGCAATGGCAATGTTTTGAGGGTTTAAAACGCCATCGTCAGCTGCTGTATATACTCCAGACACAGCAATTGATGCGTTTTTCAAAACCAGTTCTTTAACCTTATTCAAAGTCTTAATGTCAGGCAATGCGCTAACTAATGGCCCTCGCCCATATACCTCACCAGCAACTTTCATATATCGAGCAACAATCCAAGGGCTAACACTCATAGTCCTATAGACCAGCTCTACTGCGTCAGATGACTTCTTTCCCTTAGAATAAACTAGGTGATAGCAATACGTTTGCATTGGCTCAGACCAAACAGTGGCCTCGATAAGATCCACTTCTTCCTCTGGACGCTCCTGAGCTTTTTTGACCAACTCTTCAGGCATTTTTGCGTCAGGCCATTGCCTTGGGATTACATCAAGCCGCACCTTCATTTTTCGGTAGACGTTATCCACAACCCCATGAGGCCCCTCTTCAATGCTTACCAAATATTGCGGCACTGCAGTAAAACGCACAGGGGCATCGTCATCACCTGGCTGAATCAACATCACTGCTGTACCAACACACAGATCTAACAAAAACTCGGACATAGCCAGGTCAAAGTTTGTTTGACGAATAGTGTCAAACATCTTTTTTGTATAAATATCTAAAGCCTGACTGATCTCATCTTTTTGCTCGGGTGGCACTTCATCACCAGCCTGCAACATACACCAATTACGATAAGGTGGAAATAAAGCAGACTGAATCCGATTAGCAAAGCGCTGAGTTGAATTAATCGCAGTAGCATCAAACACCCTGGCCATTTTATTTTGTCCGGGAGTATTGCCTTCGTAATATCCTGAGTACAAATTCCTTTGCGGCAACGCGAACTCATAACATTCTTCATAGATTGTTCTCCATTGCTCTTTCCTAGCCTCGGCTTTCTCAGCCCGTTTTAATATTTCTCTTGGTTCAAGTTGAGCCATTTTCCCTACCTTTTAATCGTTTGGAGATTGCAGCACTCTTACGCCTGGCATCAGCTTTCGAGGATGCACCCCAGGCCTTCAAAGATAATAACAATCGAGTCGGTCTACCCTTACTGTCGCGCTCGGGACCTGAGTTGCCAGCCATTCTTGCCAAAAACGATGCCCTTCTAGGATTATCACCAGATTTGACAGGCGCTTTAAGGTTGGCTCCCGTAGTTCTTTTAAAGTGAGCTCTACCAGCTGCATTCAAGCCACCCTTTGGATTTTGATGTTTTTTTAAGGTCACTTATTTAGCTGCCCTTATATTGTCTACTAAGTTTGGATATTTTCTTCCGCCGCGCCTAGCCATATCCATAGCTCGTTTCTTTTGCTTATCTGTTAAGCCTTTTGGCTTACCTAATCCTTTTGGTCTTGGTTTATCCCAAACTTCTTTCTTAGCCATAATTTATCCTAATGTTGTTCCGCCACCCTTAATCCCCTGAGATGCCTGAGATCTAGATGGCGATAGTAAAAGACGATAAGCCCTTCTACCTCCGCGCCTCTTAACTCTAGACGCAGTTGATGCGGTAGACGATAACTGTTTTTCACTGGCTTTTTCTGATTTAGCCGCTTTTTCTTTATCAGACTTCAATCGTGCGGCCAACTGTTGATCAGCCCGTTGTCTCGCTTGTATCTCTGCGGCAGACGGACCTTTATCCACATTCAAAGCAGATGCCACAGCTCCAACAACAGGCTTTGTAACCTTTTTAACAATCTTTCTAATTGGCCTAAATATTGGCCTAAAAAATGATCCAAATCCCATACTTTTATCCTAAGTTAGTTGCAGATCCTTTAATACCCTGAGCTGCTTCAGATCCCCTTTCTGGAGAAAGCAAAAGCCTATAAGCACCCCTGCCCCTGCGTCTTGCTCTAGATCTAGCAGCCATTTGCCTTTGAGCTGTCTTTTCTTGCTCTTCGATCCTAGCCTCCTGCTTATCAAGCACCTCACTTTGTTTCGCCATAGCGTCCGACTGCATCTGCATCTGCCTTGATGTGTCAGGCATTTTAGGCTTAGATAAAATTCCACTCATTAGTAAAACCTCGTGTAAATGTAATAATCATCACCGCCTGGCCCATAACGAGATAAGACGGCCTCTCTCTTAAATTGTAGCACCTCGGCAAACCTTATGGCCTGTACATGAGATGAACGTACCATGAACTGCAATCTATGCAATTGCATTACAGTATTAATATTGCTAAATACATTCCTTGCACCCCTCACTAAAGCAATTGCCTTGCCACTTATAAGATTGCTGGGGATCATCCAACCTTCAGCAACCCCTGACCATAATGGGTAAATCCCAAAAGACAGCACCAACTTACCCCGGTCCATGATTGTGAATGAGGGGGTTCCCGCAGCCATGTTTTGCATATACTTCATATAATTAGGGATCGAGTTCTTTATTTCCGTAGCCTCTCGCCCCAAACTCATCAAGGCTATATGCCCGTAGTGAAACGAAACAGTCTTATACCCACACCAGCGTTCTACATCTTGGCTCGTCACCATACGGCGAAATCAGTCTTGGCAACCATCTGCTTATACGGATCTCGCCTTGCACCCCGAGTTATACGCCTATGCTCACCAGCACCAAGTAACAAATACCCATAAGCATCGCCAACGTGAGATGAATCATTCTTATTGGGCGCATCCCTGAAGCGATCATTGCCACCAGAAATACCAATACGTTTAAAGTGATATCCACCAGACAGGGCCTTTCTCAATCTATTACATCGGGCGTGAACCCTTAGCCCTGGCTTCCCATCCACTAATCGCAACATAGGTGCAGCTCCCGCCTCTCGCCTAACTTGAAAATCATTTGATGCAGTTGGCTGCGCCGTCATACCAATCGTTCGCAAATGGTCAAAAGCAGTCACCTCAAAGATCTCATCCCGCTTCATACCCGCTGGGTCACCCCAAACCTTTACATCTAACTTTGGGTACTTCATGTTCAACTCGTACAACAACATCTGGCCAAACCGCTCAAGGCCCATATCCTCGGTCACTATCTCTTCCAAAACGTGCCACTTACCAGATGGATACCTCTGACCTATCACAGCCGCAGGTGTTAATCCAAAGTCCAAACCAATGTGCAGCGGCAAAGATAAATCAACACTAATGTCTTGGTCTACCATGATTGTGTCATCGTACTCATGCCAAACAGGTTTACCCTCCTTCACATAAACATATTTGCCGCCAACATAACACTCAATCCAATCAAGCTCCTTATCCCCGATCTGTTGCTCATAATAACCATTAGGCAAATTCTTGACGTTCTCAGCCTTAGGATTATTTATCCACCATCTACTCGCACCAGGCATGGCATCGGGAGATTCGCTAGTCGCTTCGAGCATCCCAGGCGGCTGCTTATAAAAATTCCACTTGTACTTTCCCCGCACAGGATCGCGCTCAGACAACCGATGCCACCAATGATCATCAGCCATCGGGTTCGTATCAGCCCATATACCACGCCAAGGAGCTCCACCGTTCGCCTTGGTAGGATAACGACCAACTCGATGGGTTAGGCCCTGGACGATGCTGAGCGGCAGTTCTCGAGCTTCGTTAACCCAAGCACCAGTAAGTTCTAAAGACAGCAACTTCCTGACATCCTTGGGTTGGTCCAGGGCCAAAAATATAACTTCACAATCAATCCCCGCAGCGTCACCTCTAGACGGCAACTTGATATGATGCGTCAGTGGTGGGCTCCAGCGCATCGGGCCAAATGTATGCTCAGGGAACAACTCAAGCCAAGTCTTAATAGTCGTAGTCCTCAGCTCAGGATAACTATTCCGCACAACAACATACCTGCTATAACGAATCCCATCCTTAGGGGACACAGGTTGTTTGACCGCCCTTAACATCACCTCAGCTGCACACGCATACGACTTACCAGA